GGTTCCGAAGGAACCCAACCTGGAATCCCGTAGGGATTCCTTGGCAAAACCTTCAAATAGGAAAGCATATAGGTTTATTATTATTTTTTATAAAGGAGGAACCTATAGATCCCTGCTTAGATAATTCTGCTATTAATGTATTTCATAAATGCTACTGGATCATACCAATAGGTTCCAACCATTGTATTGGGATTGTTGATATCATAAGTTGTACCACCACCTACATAATCAAAACCCAAAGGTTCCAAACAAGGAATATCACAAGCACTATGTCTAATACCTGTATCTTTCATTTTTTTATACGTTTGTCGTTTTTGATCATTACAATGTTTACATAATGGTTGAAAATCATCAACGGTTTGAGTTTGGACATTAAGAACCCGTGGATCGTTATACAGCCCGTTTTTATGGTCAATTTCAATATTACTGTTGGAACCGCAAGACACACAGGGTTTTTTACATAGCGCATCACGAATAGATTGACCTATCGGCCGACCCGCACTCAAATTTTGTTCTCCGTAGATCATAATATAATGAATTCCATTACCTTTTCCTTCCAATTCAGGAATCATTGAATGGATTTCATCTCTTTCGCTTAAATCAACGTTCCAAGAGTATTTGATATCCCCATTTTTTTTTACTGTGAAAGCCTTGTATTTCTTACCAAAAGTGCCATCCAAACGACACCAACCACCCCCATTTTTATTTTCTAATGATTGATAATCTCCAACAAATTCGTCACAGCATACTAACCGAGAACGTTTTAATTCAGGGTTGTATTGCGAGAGCGTAAGAAATTTATTGATATTCGAGGGTGCAGCCATTTTTACTATACGATGAGAAACGATATTTTTAAATAAATACAGCGTTATTAAAATCAATTTTATCAGTTGAGCTCTGACCAAGTTCATTTGTTAATCTATAATTTTTAAAGAAAAAATTTTCAATTTTGTAGTTACAGTAGTTACAATAGTAAAAATATTACCTCATCATAAATGCAGTCGTATTTAGTTAAAATATATCATTGATAATATATTATGACTACAATTTTATCGGCTATTACACCTGATCAAATATCAGATATAACTACCTATATTAATACATATCGCTCGAAAAATGGCGCGCCCCCTCTTTCATATAATTCAGGAATTACAATTTTTTCACAAAAATGGTCGGATTATTTATTAACAAATAATTTGTTTAAACATAGCGGGACACAGTTATATGGTGAGAACCTGGCAATGTTTCAAGGGTATGGGAGCGATTTGGTAAATTTAATAAAATTATCAATAGACGCTTGGTATAATGAAATAAGTCTGTATAATTTTAGTGCACCTGGGTTTTCTGAAGCTACTGGACATTTTACGTGTTTGGTATGGTTAGCAAGTACCGAATTTGGTATTGCAATTTCGTTTGATCCTAAAACTACCAAGGCCATTATTACAATGAATACAAGCCCACCTGGAAATGTGATTGGACAATTTCAAGAAAATGTTTTGCCACTAGTAACCGCTCCGACCCCTAGTCCGACCCCTAGTCCTACTCCTACTCCAGTTCCTGAGCCTACCCCTAGTCCTACCCCTAGCCCAGTTCCTATTCCTGTTCCTATTCCCGTTCCGGTTCCAGTTTATGTATCCTCTATGGCAGCTAGTCAAGTACAGCAAGTAATAGGGATGTTATATAATGTTATATATTCGATAAATATAAAACAACCGCGATATATGTTAATAGCTCAATTAAATACCATTATTGGGTATCTTTCTATTATAAATATTCCTGTTTCAAATAATATGCGTCAGGTATTACAAATGGTGATTCGGGCTATAAATACAAAAAAACCCCCGATTTCTGTTATAATGACGATTCAAAATGTGATTGCAACATTACAACCTTATACTGTTTAGACCACAACTGGTAATAAATTAATTACAAACGAATTAATTTATGACACGCTAATTTTAGCCACGATATATATGTTGAGAACCTTACGAAAATATCCATTACTATCTTTGGCAGTTTTTTTGTTATTGGTTTTGGTAACATTATTTATTCTTAATATAATATACAAAAAAGATGGGGTAGACAAAGAGTACGAATTGAAAAAGGATGGAGTCTGTATTTGTAAAAATGTTCTCAATGACGAAGAAATAATGTATCTTCGAGAACTTTGTAAACAAGAAGAATATCAAAAAATACAACAATATTTATTAAATAATGAAGTTATGAACCAATTAATACATAAATACGCAGGTTCTCATTATCAATTTCAAGATTACATATGGATCATAAAAAAATCAGCGGTTCATACGTGTCATCGTGATAACAATGGTGATTTTTTTAATGAGGGGCAACGGTGGCCATCCTATACAATGTTGGTTTATTTGGAAGATATGGAGAAATGTTTGGGGGTAATTCCTGAGAGTCATAGAGAACCTGGTTCTCATTTTGTTGATTTCACAGGTTCTCTAACAGATATATTATGTAGTCGTGGAGATATTATTTTATTTAATGCTAATTTAATACACGTGGGTACTATAAATGATAAGGAAGATAATTTGAGAATTCAATTAAAAGTAACTCATAAAGATGACATCCCTTATTTGAGCTATTATGAGAACTTTCACAAGGTTCTCGATGAAGACAATAAACTCCCCCGTTATTTGAGAAAAATACAAAGGAATTTGTCGTGCACCTTTCCAGGAATTTCTAATATGACCCAAAGTGAAAATATACGATCAGCGAGGGGGTCGGACAATGGTGCGAGAATTGGATCAGGTCAAAAATGGTTTTCTTATTTGTTTTATGGAAATTCAGATTTTTATGATTTACCTAATGCTTTTTAGTCTCGGTTTTTACGGGTTTTATTAGCTAGTTTAAACGCACGTTTTTTATGATCACACCCATCCTCAATAATATGATAATCCACTATTGCTGCTTTTCCTCCGGTAACAGCACTTGCTAAACGCGCTATACCCCAAGATTGAGGTGTTTGGTTCGGACGAGAACCTGACGAGAAATAAGCACCTTCACCTTTATTTACTATTTTTTGCAATGCTTTTACAGAACATCCGGTAGCTTGTGCTAGTTGTTTATTCGGTTTTATAGTAGTTAAACCATAAATACGTTGGGCATTCTGAATATGGTTAGAAACTTTGTGAGGATAAGATGGTAACGTCTTTCTAGTATAATATTTTTGGTAAATAACGTAGGGGGAATTTATTCATCTATATAATTAGATCATAAAAAAGCCAAATAGATGGCATTGTGTGCATATAAATGGGCAAACCCGTGACATATAATATGAGGTTTTGAACACCACGATTGTCTAGAATACATATTAGATATCTTAAAAAATATTAGCATAATCATAACATTCAAAACAAACACAGTTGTGGGATTAGTATACATTTTATAACTTATCACTGAAGAAATAGAGATACGTGCGAGAACCTTGTCTATTTTATGTATAAAACTACCTTTTACAGGATTCCACCAGAACATAATAGAAAAGATACCTTGCAATATTATTAAATCTTGTAAAACCCAGAAGACATATATGTTATTGTTATGTAATACGTATAATGGAACAAAGAAAAGAGAACTTGTTACTGCTAATTCTTTATTATACATCTGCTAATATATAAATATAGTAAAATATGTTATTTTCAGGGAACCGTAGGTTCCCTGATTCTTGAAAAAGGGGTTCAAATATACTGTAAAATAATATGGTTATTATATAAGTTAATACAATTTATATAATGGATAGGCCTATATTTAATCCTTTAGTGGCACTAGAAACGAAACCAGAGGTTACGAGTATTCCTGTAGTAAATATTCGGTTTCCTGGTGCAAAAAATATAGACGTAGAAGGTTCTCTACAAATCGTAGAGAGACCAGGTGTAAAAATTGTTAATAAACGAAAAGGTCCAGAATATCGCGACCAAATATTACAACGTCTTTATAAAAATGCGGATTTACCGTTCTCAAAAAGAATACAAACTATACCAGATATTTTTACAGAAGAAGAAAAAGTAACCGTACAACCGGTAAAACAAGGGCGTATGATCATACGTGATAAAATAGTACGGCAGGGAACCTACGGACTAGCTTCGCTAATCCCTGCGACCCCTCCCTTACAAGCAGAATCTCTTGAAATAATAAGTATTTCAAAGGAAGTTCCAAGAGAAATTGTGAATGATGACACTGAAATAGCCGAGGTATTTAAAGCTATAGAAAATATTGAAGATATTGATGAGAAGGAAGGGGTCGCAGGGGTCAGAGGACCCGTAGGGTCCTCAACCTTGCAGCCTTTGGCTGCTGAGGAAACCATTGGTTTCCCTGCTAATGTGGATGAATTGGCAGAAGAATTGGCTACTGGAAAAAAGAAACGGGGAAGAAAACCTAAATTAGTAATTGTTCCCAAGGCTGAAGAAGCTCCTATTGACTTAACTGTGGCTGTTTTAAGAACCCAAAAAATAGCGGACCGATTGCCCAAAGAACGAGAACGTATTACTATGCCAGTATCCAATTTTTATATGAACAATCGTAAAATATTTGTGCAGAAATTAGCTGATATATTCAAAACTTACCGTCAAGAAATCTTATCTGACAAAGCTGAAGTATCGTGTGATACTTTGGCAACATCTACTAGTTTTGACCTATTAACACATCAGAAAATTGCCCGTGATTATTTGAATTTATATACCCCTTACCGTGGATTGCTGTTATATTTATCGTTAGGTTCTGGAAAGTCGTGTACTAGTATTGCAGTAGCAGAAGGAATGAAATCGAATAAACGTATTGTGGTAATGACACCAGCTTCCCTTAAAACCAACTTTTTTAACGAATTGAAGAAATGTGGCGATGTTATGTATAAACGTAACCAATTTTGGGAATTTGTTACGATAGATGGTCACCCTGAATATGTTGCTATTTTATCTGCTGCACTCAATTTATCCACCGATTATGTTAAAAAGAATGGTGGTGCTTGGTTAGTAAATATCAACAAAGAATCGAATTACTCCGAATTGAAACCGGAAGAACAGTCAAAATTAGACACGCAATTGGACGAAATGATCCGTTCCAAATATACGGACATCAATTACAATGGATTGCGTATGGATAAATTAAAATCAATGACGGATGATTTAACACGTAATCCTTTTGATAATAGTGTAGTTATTATTGACGAAGCCCATAACTTTGTGAGTCGTATTGTGAATAAAATCAAAAAAGCGAATACCATACCTTACCAACTTTATCAATTTTTGTTAAGTGCGAAGAATGCCCGTATAGTCTTATTAACAGGTTCTCCTATCATCAATTATCCGAACGAAATCGGAATTTTATATAATATTTTACGTGGTCACATTAAAACTTGGACTATCCCGATTACCGTAAAAACTAGCGATAAGATAACCACAGATTCAATCTTAGATATGTTTGATAAAGAGAACTTTAAAACCTACGATTATGTAGAATATGCAGGTAATGTGTTAACTATTACACGTAACCCTTTTGGATTTGTGAATACCAAAAAACGCGGGGTGACAAAAGGCACTATTCGAGTCAAAAAAGTTGGTGGTAATACGACCAAAAAGGGTTGGTTCTCTGATAACGAAGAAACGGAAGAATCTTCAAAATTTCATCCTCCGTCGATTTTTCCTACGGAAAAATCTAGGGAGGATCTAGGGGATTCTCTATTGGCTTCACCAACAGAGCATCCTCTTCAGAAAGAGATTATGAAAAATAGTGAAAATGTTCCTGATTGGTTAAATGATGAAGAACAACAGTTTCAAAAAGGTGGAGCCGGAGACGTTTTTAATAAATATGGTGGTGTTCAATTGAACGAAGCAGGAAACATTAGCGACGAAGAATTCCAGAATCGTGTATTAGCTATTTTGCGTAAAAATGGACTAGATATGCAGGTGGGAGCAATCAAAGTAGAAAATTTTAAAGCATTACCTGATGATCCAGAATCCTTCTTTAATATGTTTATTAATCCTGATACGGGAGAATTAGAGAACATTGCTTTATTTCAACGTCGTATATTAGGACTAACCTCATATTATCGTAGTGCACAAGAAACATTGTTACCAAGTTTCGTAACCACAAAAGATGGAGACGATTATCACGTAGAAAAATGCCCAATGAGTAGTCATCAATTCAGTACTTATGTGAAAATTCGTAAAGAAGAAGCCGATAAAGAACGCAATTCAAAAAAGAGGGCTCGTCTTGCAAAAGGTGGAGATGATTTATATACTATTTCATCGACCTACCGCATTTTTTCGAGAGCAGCGTGCAATTTTACCTTTCCAGACGCTATTGAACGCCCATTACCGAATGTTCGCGAAACTGAAGAAGGGGAAGAATTGGATGAAACCGGGTTTGATGCGATTCCTGCAAATCAACGTCAAATAGCAGACGCTTATGCTAGTATTGATGATGAAGAAGCAGCAAAAGAAGGAGCTGGTGAATCAGCGAAATACGAGAACCGTATTCAAAAAGCATTGGAAGATGTAGCTGCTAAAAAACCAGGAACTGATGTAAGTGAATATTTATCTAAAGAAAGTTTACCAGAATATAGTCCCAAATTTGCTAAGATATTGGAGAACCTACAGAACCCAGAAAATGAGGGATTACATCTAATTTATAGTCATTTTAGAACTATTGAAGGGATCGGACTTTTGAAATTGATATTGGAAGCCAATGGGTTTGCCGAATTCAAAATCAAAAAGAGTGGGGATATGTGGGAATGGCTCGAAGATGAGGTTGATATTGGAAAACCTACTTTTACTCTTTATACTGGTACGGAAGATGAGGATGAAAAAGAAATAAAACGTAATATTTATAACGGGGTATGGGAGTTAGTCCCTTCGAATATTGTGGTCAAGTTACGTGAACGAGCGGAGAACAACAACTTGGGTGAAATTATCAAAATATTTATGATTACCAGCTCGGGTGCTGAGGGTATCAATTTGAAAAACACGCGATTTGTTCATATTGTGGAACCTTATTGGCATATGGTACGTGTGGATCAGGTGGTGGGGCGCGCCCGTCGTATTTGCAGTCATCAAGACCTGCCCGAAGATATGCGAAATGTTGAAGTGTTTTTGTATGTTACGACGTTTACGGAAGAACAAAAAACTGACGAGAAAAATATAGAATTGCGGCTACGTGATATTAGCAGAATAGATAAGAAAACCCCGGTAACTACTGACGAAACTTTGTACGAAATTGCGAGCGTGAAACAACGGACGAATAATCAGATTTTGAAGGCAATGAAGGAAACCGCAATAGATTGTCAACTTTATGCGAGCACTTCAAAACGAGCCAAGGGAGATGAGAACCTGGTTTGTTACGGATTTGGAAAAGTAGAATCAAACCAATTTTCATCTTATCCTAATTTTGATACAGACAAAGGAGCTAAAGAAGGTTTAGACGTACAAAATATCAAATGGACCGCACGTAAAATTACTCAAGATGGTACTGATTATGCTTTGAACGAAGATACAATGGATGTATACGATTATGAGAGTTATCAGAAGGCAAAAGAATTTGGTACTGATTTGGTTTTAGTTGGTAAATTGGTTAAAAAGGCAGGAAAATACATCATAAATAAGGAAACCTAGGAGCAGGGAACCTACGGTTCCCTAAGGGCGCCGAAGGCGCCCCAGGTTGAGGGCCTTCGGCCCTCTGACCCTGCGACCCCTCCCTTAATGAAAGGTTTCATAGACAAATAAAATTATATTAACTAATAGGCTAATATAATTAAGGGAGGGGTCGCAGGGTCCGAGCCCCGCAGGGGCTCAACCTGGATCGCCCGAAGGGCGATTGAGGGAACCGTAGGTTCCCTGCTTTAGACGGCTCTGAGAGGGAAATCCTTTCCACCTACTCTGTACCAATTTAGATGATCGTCATCAACTGCTTTAAAGGTTGATTCGTCGTTAAACACTACAAGCACACTCGCACTTACAGGAGCATTTGTGATAGAATCAATGTAAGACTTTGTCATACTTACGGATTTGACTTGACGACTACTGATTTGGTTACCGTTACTATCTAGCGTAAATATAGTTCCTTCACCATCATCATAAATATCAATAAATGCTTGACGATTGGTGCTTAACATACCGTTGATTTGTCGATTAATGTTATCATATGCGACAGAGCTAATAAATTCAGTAGATCCTGTAATAGGAACGGCAACAGGTGCAGGAGTAGGTTCGACAACAGGTGCAGGAGTAGGTTCGACAACAGGTGCAGGAGTAGGTTCGACA